CTGCGTCCATGCGTGTGACAAATATTGAAACCGCAGAACTTCCGATTAGATTGTTGCAGCGGGGACCGAGTGTTTTTGTCGGTGGCAAGTCTGTGAATTCTGTTGCGTTGATTGATCCGACACCGATTGACTCTGACATCATCACGACACCTGCTCCTGCACCTGCAAATGGTTTCTACTCACCCGTTACCTATCGTGGTGGGTTCGCTCCCGATGAAAACTGGTTGACTGGTTGGAGTGCTGCTGATGAGTTTGGTTTATTGACAGGGACAGACGATAGCGAGTGTGGAACTTGTGTGGGTGATGCAAACGCCGATGGTGTGGTTGGTTTTCTTGACCTAACCACCATTCTTGGAAACTGGGGTTGCGAAGGTTAATTAGATCACTTCTTGCTTTCATTCTCGCATTAGGATGCACAGCATTCTTCTTTATGCTGTTGCCTTTGCTTCAAGCAATCAACTCTCCATTCCAAGGTGATTCTATGGCACGAACGATGGAGGTGGTATCCGTTCCACCTCCTCCTCCTCCACCACCAATGGACGAACCGGACGAACCAGAACCGGAATTGGAACCACCACAAATGGACTCTACCCCTGAACCACTCGATATCAGTCAGTTGGAGATCATGCTGAATCCCGGTTTTGGAGATTTCTTAGGTGGTAACTTCGGTGTTCAGTTGAAAACTGCCTTAACCAACAGCGAGGAGATGAATGAAATCTTCTCTTCATCAGAACTTGATCAGAATGCTCGTCGATTGAGTGTGGTTCAACCGCGTCTTACCTCTACCCTACGTCGTCAAACCCCTGCAACCGTGGTTGTAATCTTTATTGTTGATGAAAATGGTCGGGTTCAAGATCCTAAAGTCCAGCGAACGACAAACCCCTCATTTGATCGCTCTGCTCTTACTGCTATTAAGCAATGGAAATTTGAACCCGCAAAAGTCCAAGGTCGTTCCGTTTCAAGTCGCCTGCGTCAATCTTTCTCTTTTGAGAACAACACATAAATAGTCATAGGAAACTACTATGGCAATCGCAGGTATTGATTATTCTCTTTGTGGACCTTGCATCTGTATCTTCGACGGAACAGTCAGGGAGACTTTTGGCATACACCGATGTTCTTTTTACTTTCTTACAAATGTAAAGAAACATGCAAAAGTATATGAAGATATAATCTACGGTGAAATGTTTGATGATTACAACCATGAGTGCGAGCGATATGAAACCATCGCCGACTGGGCAGTTGATAAAGTTATGGGTTGCAATCAAGTTGGTCTTGAGGGTTACGCCTACGGTGCTTCGGGTCGCTCAATATTTCAAATTGCCGAGAACTGTGGTTTGTTAAAATATAAATTGTATCAGGCGGGTAAACCATTTTCGGTCCTGACCCCAACCACAGTAAAGAAACACGCCACAGGCAAAGGTAATGCGTCTAAGGAGTTGATGGTGAAGTCCTTCGACAAGGATACCGGTATGAAATTAAAATATACCATTACACCTGACAGACAAAAAATCGGCAACCCCGTTTCCGACATTGCCGACTCTTATTATATTTGTTCTTTATTGCACAGAAATCTTAGGAAGATTTCGGACGAACTCGCCTGAACTCTTTCCAGACAAAGTATCCTGCAATGCTACACAGACATAACCATAACATTAAATTTGTTGGATCGAAGAATGATAATTCTAAATAAGTTTCGTATCCTAGTTTATCCCCTGCTCCCAGTGGGACATCAACCGGAGATGCTGCCTCATCTAGACTCATCCTGTTACCAAATGGTGATGTTTGTTTTTTAACAGAACTACACCCAGCGATAAATGGTAAAGAAAGTAAAAACTTTTTCATCGAGTCCTTCCAACCGCAGAACCAAAATAGAATCCCACGATGGTGACGAGGATCTGTCTGTTCTCTGTCGTGAACAAGTATCCGTTAACGGGAACAAACTCTGTCTCGCTATATGTCCCGAATAGACCAAAGAAGTCTAGCGGGTGTGGTCTGCTCTCAACCAACTCAACCACGGTGGGGACCGAGAAGAATGGTAGGATGAATGGTGCGAGAATGGTTCCGAATAGAATGCATAAAACGATGAATCGTCGCACCCACTTACCAGCATCACTGCTGACTCGTTCGATTGCTTGATTATACGATTCGTTAGATGCCTTGTTCGCCTCTAAGATTCGATTGAATCTTTCTTGTTCGTTCTGTCTTTTCTCGGCAAGTGATTTGAAAATAAATCCAGTAACACTACCACCGACCAAAGATAAAAATTCTGTTGTAAGTAAACTTTCAATCATGACTTGTTGTGTCTAAGTCTTCCGTCGTTTTGTCTGCGACGAAGAAAGACAACTTCTCCCGTTTCTTCGTTTTTAATAACAACCGGTTTAGATGGATTTCTCAAAGAATACTTTTTAATCTCCATCCCCAGTTCGGAGTTTTCATCGATATAATTGTTCCACCTAGCACCACGAATTTTTCCCGCTTTAAGTGTTTCAAACTCCTCGGCAGAGACGCTAAATGTTCTTCCGTTGTATGACTCTAATTCTTTTTTTCTTTTTTTCTTGAGTAGTGGTTTGTCAAGACCGGCAACCTTATCAAAAGATCCATCAGTGTTTACACCCCCCTGTGCGATGGACGCTCCTCCAGCGTTGACAGGTGCATCCTCCACAAAACAAAGATCAGTTAACTCAATGTTTCCGTATAAAGTCTTTTTTAGTTCTATAAAATTTTTCATCATAGTCCTCTGAGTATCTGTATTACCTTAGTGTCCATTGGAATCCTAACATATTGTTCATCCTCTGGTAAGTAGTTAAGGTAAACCAAAAATGTTTTTAGCAGTGGTTTAAACTTTTCTTCCATGCGATAGAAAAGCATTCTTGTCGCTGCTTCCATTTCAAACACATTATACAAGATGATGATATGGTTTAATATTAACCGTTCTTTCAATTCACCCGTCGAGTTATATCTACCGAATAAACGTTTTATGTATTTTATTCGATTTATGTCCTCCTCAAACTCCTCTTTTCCAGAGCAAGCAGGATTGATATAACTTTGCATCGCGTAAATCATAAAAGCATCATCATCAAACTCATGACAACTATTTTCTATCACATCAATGTTCTTCCCATCTTTTCGCTGCGTTATTTTGAGCGACTTTGTTTGCAATCTCATTTTGAAATGCTGTTTGCAGTTTGGTCTCTTGGGGCACTCCCTCCGATGCAGTATTAAAATGCTTTTGCACAATTTTTGTAATGTCATCGTTCGTGGTTGGTCCCTCAAGGGCAGCGATTTCTTCTGCTGCTGCATCAATGTGAGAATTGAACTGGTCAGGAATAACTGGTTGCCCTGAAATAATTTCACTTACCGCGTCTACAACATTTTTTAGACTGTCGGTGCCGTTAAATGGATTTGGATCTGTCATTATGAATCTCCTTTAAAGTATGTATCTGCAATCTCATTCAATTCACCCGGAGTCATTTTCTTATATCGCTTCACGATTTCGTCAGTTCCTTCCTCGGGAGGAGAATCAAAATCAATATCTTCCTCTGTGGCATCACGTTTTGCCATCTTAGTCGCGGTGGCATACATCACCGACTTATAGTCATCACCATAGCGTTTCTTGAAATCCTTCGCACGCTTTTTCAGTGACTTTACATATTTCTCTTTTTTATCTTTTTCACCCTTGGTAAGCGTTCGCTCCTCAAGTTCTTGCATAAAGACTTCGCTGGTATGCACAACTACATTATTTTTCTTCATGAATTCGTTTCCAAGCAGCACAGGATACACGTTGGAACTTCGATCCGACAAAGAAAATTTTACATTTTCAAAAATCTTTCTACCGATCTTCATGTCCAGTTCAACAACATATCTCTTTTCAATGTTACCACTACCCACATTTATTTCCACCATATCAACCACAGGACGCTTAAACTTCATACCATCAAACATGAATCGAACCGTCCCTTTCGATTCCTTTACATTCCGTGCATCAACCACCGAGTAAGTAGAATTCCCTGAGTCAATTCTTGCCTTGATAGTTCTGTTTCCAACTTTAACTTTTTCAACACGACCAACAGTGAACTCCTCCGCTGGTTTTGAAATTAGCAAAGATCTCTCCACGATCTCTTTTACTAATTCATCTCCGTTGATGACACCCGCCTCTTCGTCCTCTTTAATATATTTTGTATACTCTTGGGCACCGGATCCGGGAGATGCGTTGACTTCAATCGCATATAGTTTTCCGTCTTTGGCGATGGCATGATCTACTCCGGCAAGAATCGCACCAGACGCTTTTGCTACCCTCTTTACAAATTTCTTTTCTTGCTCCGAGAGTGAATATGGTTCGCTTTCTGCTCCCAACGCCTTATTGGTCCGGAAATCTTTTTTCGCTTTCATTCTTTTCATTGAAGCGATGATATTTCCGTCCATCACAATACTTCTTATATCACCATCGATGTCTATCATTTCCTGAACTAGAATATCCTCACCAGTCTTACGCAAAGACTGAACCACCGACTTAAACGATTCTTGTGAGTCAACCTTCGCAACACCAATTCCCTCCGCTCCGTGAAGAGATTTGACGATGACCGGGAACTTTCCGCCAACCTTTTTGTGCGCCCGCTCAATCGATGACTCGTTCGTGATCAACGCGGTTCGTGGTGTATTGATATTTTCTTTTTCAAACAAAATGTGGGTGGCATATTTGTTGCCAACTAGATCAAAAACTTTCTTTGAGTTAATGACCACAGCGTTACTATTATCGAACCCCTCGACCAAAGCACGACCACCAGCGGTCTTCATCGCAGATCCACGAACAAACACAATTGTTTCTTTTACATTGACGGTTATATCTTCGCCTTTTTTATCAATGTTTTCAATTGTCATATCATCGCCTTCAACTTTACCGATGTATGCTGTATCAGAGCGAATGATAGTTGGTCTGTGACCCAACTCTTCAACTGATGTAATAATTTTATTTGTTGTGTCCCCTTGCTCGGTGGAACTTATGATAAGAAACCGTTTGAGTTTTTCTTTCTTTTCGGTCTCCTCACGAAGTCCCATGTTTCTTTTTAGTGTCTCAAACATTTCGCTGGCGATTCTTTCTGACATCTTACTTGGAACTCCACGAAGAAACGCACTGAAGTCATTGTCGGCAACAGCGGCACGCATCTTCGATGCACTCATACCACTGACATCAGTTGCATCTGGATCTCGTTGACCCGCACTGACTACTTCAAAATCTTTCACTCCCATTTCATCAATGTAGGGAGCGATGGTTTTTCTAAACTCATCTACACGGTCTCCTCCAACAACGAGAGTTATTTTAGTGTAGTTTCTTTTGACTAAACTTTCGATTGCCTTGAAGACTGTTTTTGCGTTTCTATCATCAACGATTTTTACACGGGGAAACGCTCGCTTCATATAAAAGACTTTTTCCTTTGGTGTCAAAGGATTTTTCTTTTTATCATTTGTTCGACTGGGGAAAACAAAGGCATCCGCCCCCAGTTTCTTCGCGGTGGATTGGACAGCATCCACCAGTTTTTCATGTCCGGTGGTAGGTGGTTGGAACCTACCAAAAGTGAGGACAGCAGATTTCTCTTTCTGCCCCCTAAGTAGGGACCGCTCGTATAGTGAACGGTATTCTATCATCCTTCCTTGTTCCAAGGAAAGAACTTACGAACCCAGTACCAAATCTTCTTACCACTAAGTGCGCCGAGACCAAACACGACGATGGTATAGAAGACGGTTCCTAAAACGCTAGATGCTAATAATTCCATTGATTAACTCCTTATTTTTTGGTGGACTTTTTCGCACGCTTCTTTGGTGCGGGTTTTACGACGGGAACTTCTGTAACAGTTTCGATTTTGACTGGAACTTCTACGATTGGTTTAGAACAAATCTCTTCCCGACGAGTATGCTTTGCAATTTGGTATTTTTTACCACTGAATTTTCTGAGTGCCATTGTGGATCTCCTTTAACTATTTATTTATCCCAATTCTTTGCTGCATTAAAGTTTGCTTGGGAAAAATTCAATCTGTCTACAAGTTTAAACGCTCGGTTGGACAATCTATCGATTGCGACAAACCCTTCCGGGGCGGTGACCTTGAATCCATCATTAGTCTTGAGGAATAGTCCAATGGACTTGACCTCCTCGATTTTACGAACGAGAATCATTTTCACATCACGCAAGGCGGCGTGGATAGTAAACATACGAAGCAACGCCTTAGAGTTACTACGAATGTAAGACATCATTTCTTTCTTTGCTTGTTGTTTCTTTTCTTTACCTTTTTCGCTCTTGAGTTTATCAATGTCGGTATCGAACTTCTTTTCGGTCCACTCCTTGAATCCAGCATATGTTGCGGACGGCGTGCCGAAAGATCCTTGACGAACGAGAGTATTATAAAAAGTCTTAATATAAAGTTGCATGTTAGGATCAGCAAGGAACTTGTCTAGAACACCCATTGTCTTCCTGTCCATCATACTACGAATCTTTAATATCTTTTTCTGCACTGCATCAGTTTGTTTGCTTGTAAATGTAGCAGCACCACTATGATCTTTCAAGGTAGCATCATCAAACCACACACTGGGTGTCTTTTTGAGATAAGATATATCAGGACCGAATGATGCCTTCATCGATTGCATATCGCTTCCGGTATATTCGGTGTGAAAGATAATCCCCATTTTTGCTTTTACAATTTGTTTTGCCAGATCACTGTTAGTGGGAACTGCGTATGTGATCGTGTTGGGAGTGAATGTAATATAGTTTACTCCGTCGATAGTGTCAGATGATAGATCATCGCTATACATCATATCACCCTGTAGCACATTCTTGATACCCAGTTTTGATAAGTTTTCTAATGCAACTTCTAACTTGGCGGCAAGTCCCCCGGTGTGGTTTCTTTTGATATCTGCTTTGGTATAGTTTATTTTTGGGGTGACATTGAAAACACTCTTTGAACCCACGAAGAACTTTCCGTTCTCGGGGTTGATGCCCGCGAAAACTGCGGGGGCACCGTCCCACTTGACGGTAATATTATATTTCTTGGATGACTTCCCCGCTAACATTTTTACAAGAGAACTTGCAAATTCGATTGCCTCTCTTGCACCCCGAGATCCGTTATTGATCAACTCGTCTTCGAGGTGTTCGAGATGTAGATTTTTTTCCTCAGACAGAAATCCTTTAAAATCAAACATATCAATATCCCTCCATGCCATACACATGAGCGGGTAAGTCTCTATATTTTAATTGACTAATCTCATCGGTTTTCATCGAAGCGTATAATTTATTACCTAGATCAACTCCTGCTTCGTGGTCGCTAGGATAGTGCAGACCGGCGTTGAGTCTGGACTGACCACACTCTTCTGCCATATCTACGAAACTCTTAGCGTGGTCTCTGTGGAGACCTGAGAGGTATAGTGCGACGAGACGAGACTGCGTGCTGTGTCCACTGGGATATGATGGAGTCGCTGCTGTGCCGCTCTTGAGGGCGGACAGAGGGATACCTAGACTCTTTGCCAACTGCTTTGGTCTAGGTCGATTAAAAATATATTTTTGCTTTAAGACGATAATCGTAGATTGACTAACGAGATCATCCAAAAATTTCTTATCGTGTTTCAAGTTATTATCTTTAAGATATTTTATAAAAGGAACAACCAAGTCAAGATCCCATTTTCTAAGTAACTCATCATTGTCTTTTTTCATTTCCACGCGATCTTGTAATTCCATGAGTTCCACCCGTGTCTCATCAGAAGAATTGGACGGGGGCGAAGAGACAAGACTCTGATCGGAGTTCACGGGCAGAATCTCATGGGGTTTATTCATGATGCGACTATGTTTAGTCGTTGGTTCATCGAAAGTAAGATCCTCTGGACTTTGCTCTTGAAGAGAGATGTACGACTTAAAAGATTTCATCCACCACCCTTTGCGATCATAATCGCTGCCATGTAATCGTTGGCATCTTTTTCATTTTTATAAGTTTTCTTCAACTCCTTTGCGTGTTGTCCGCCCGGAGTCATGATACGCTGCCTTTTATTTTTACCGTCTTTAGTTTTTACAGTCTTAAATTTGTCTGCAAAAACACCAAAAGTACCATCGGGCATCTTGCGAACATCCTCGTCTATAAACTGTTTAAAAGATAACATAATTTTTACTCCGTAATAAGTTAAAGAATTTATATTTTAGTAAAGTCGATGTTGTTGTTGAAAGAAATCTCTGGGGTCGCACCGAGGAACTCAATAAGGTTCTTTGCGGATTTGACAACAAACTCTTTGATCTTAACCATCATCTTTCGGAGGAACCCGAGGAACTTGTTAAATGCTCTCTTAAGTAAGTTCTCGTCGAGAGTACCCTCTGCAAGAAGTTGTCCGATCTCTTCGTAACTCTCTGTAAGTTTATCTACAATAAGACCGATGGCAGACCAGTAACGATAACGCCCGGTTTTGACTCCACCTGTTTTTTCACTGGTGGTCTTGAACCGGACGGAAACTTTCATCTTACTTGCAACTTTTCTTACATATGCCTCGTCACCAACGGGAACTAGTTTGATGGTGTTTCCATCGTCGGAGACTGAGAGGAAGTGGGAACAGGTTCCGTCACTACCACCGAACTTGACATCGCCGGTCATTGCCTCATATGCAAATTCATATGCAAAGTCTGGGTTACTTGCAAATAACTTTTTCATGTCTGCCATGAGAGTCTTATGTGCTTCGTTCGCTGCTTTTACAACTTTATCTTTACCGAGTTTGATCTCACTCTTGAGATCGCTCTGTGCAATGCTTGAGGGAGATAAGTCAAGCATTGCCTTTTCGATGCGAGACGCGAGACCATTCAGGTTCAGACCAAGGCGATCGACAGCGGCATAAAAAGTAGCCACCGACTCATTTCGACCACCACTCATCAACTGTGCAGCACCACCAGTCTTAAGGGACATCTTGTGGTTACCGATGATGAAGTCGGTCTTCGGGGTCTTCGTGGAAGCAGGAACCTTTCCGGGCAACCAGTATTGTGACCAGAGTTCGGTGACTGCGAGTTGGTCTGCACCCAACACTCTACCCTTGCCCTTTACACCCTGCTTGCGTAGTTGCTTTGCAATTCTCTCGCCTGCACCATCCTCGATACCAAACTTTGAAACTGGTTGTGGTTCTTTGTTGATTGCTGCAATAATAAATTCTTCCATCTCCTCACCACGGGATCTTGCTTCCGTGAGGGATTGCTGATTCTTTGCACTTTCGTATAGGTCTTTAAAGTCTTTCATTTATTAAGTCTCCCTTGACCCAATATGTAGGCATAAAAGAAAAGCACCACCCGAAGGTGGTGCTTTTGAGGGTTGCTATTTCGACTACTTTAACCCACAAAGTTAGTCCTCCTCTACAATGCCGAGGATTTGGCGTATATCATGGGACTCTGGACTGTCGTAATTACCAGAACCTTTCGGGTGACTGTACGATTGACTGTGTACCCTACTCAGACCATCCTGCACACCCCGCT